AGTCGGTCTTTCTTCCTATACACTGCAACCTGTCCAGCAGACCCTGTTCCCACAGAAGGAACATAACAAATTGCCAATCTGGTAAAACGATACTCTTTGTAGATTCTAGCCATATCACACAAGGTGTTTGACCCCAACCCATAGGGATTGAGTGGAAACCCAGCAACTGTAGCCCAAGTGGTGTTACCAGAAAAGACGGGAGATAAAGTGGTGACATAATCCTCACCTGTAACTCTCGCCCCATTGGGTATGTAGGTGACTGCAGGTCCCCTACCCACCATGATTGCTCCTATTGCCGCCGGCGCCGTCGAAAAGTAGGTGGACCTCGACCCCCTTTCAGTAGGGGGTTTTGTGGTTCCGCCCATGGCACTGCGCTGTTGCGACTTGGAGGTACCAACGGATTTGCCTGGCTTTGAGCGCTTGGAGCCACTAAGAGTGGCTCGTTTCTGTGCTCTGGCCTTCGACTTAACCATTCGTACAATTCGTATCCTGCAAAGGCAACACCTGCTGTAGCTATAACAGGAAGAGCAACTGTAGTAAGAGCTAAACCCAATGTAGACTCTGTGAGTGCAACAGTGGCAGTGGCTTCTAACAAATCTGCTTCTTCAAATTCAGCTAAATAAAGGTCAAATTCGGCACTATCAAAGAGAGGATCAGAAAATTGGTTTGCCAGATTGTAAAATTAAAAGAAAATTCGAGGATTGATACTAGATTGGACACGTAACTGATTACTAGACCAACAAAATACACGTCCCAAAACAAACAAAATTGACTCAATCACTAGACACAAAATAAACATCTACTAACTTGTCTTAGTTTGCGAGGCTCCACCAATAGTGATATATTGGATTTTGGACTCGTCGTGTTTGAAAGAATGGTAAGGTCTTTCAGGAGGGCTTTGCATCAATGCGCCTATCACAGCGACTAGAAGAATGACTACGATCCACACCATTAACAATGGTGTGGGGTCATGCACCACACGAACAGTTACCATTCTAAAAATGAAAGTGTTGTGTGAACGTTACCGTTTCACCAACAACAGTCATAGATATAGCGGGTTCTGTTTGGGTCTTGACGTCACTCTCTTTGAACACAGCAGTTCTGGCAACATCCACATAGGATGTGCCCTCCGACCTATTATCTCTCGATCTACCACGACGTTGAGCTTCTGGATTTTCTTTTGGATTTTCCATAGAGACTAAAACAACAACTAAAAGTTTATAAAACAACAGAAAGAAAACAAGAAAGATAGTGGTGATGTGGTAGGTATCATGCCCCGGAATACTGTAAGAGGCTAACTTCCTCTTGAATATCAGTACCGATCCTTCCCATCTTTAAAGGACGGAAATTCTCCTCCAGGGCAACTTGTTCATCAGGGAGAAGCCCAAAAGCTAGCCAGAAAGAGTAACGAGAATAGCTAGTTGGTGAGGCCCCAGTGAAAGCTGCGCTACGTGAAAATTTATATTTCCACTGCTCACGCAGACTCTCAGACAAGTCAGACGACAATTTCTCTTGCTTGGCAAGAGGAAACTGCTGAAAGAACTTTGACAATACTGGGACCCCATCATTCATGCTACGCCCGCCACTACCCACTGCACTAACCCAAGCTCTCATGTGTTTCTCAGAAGCCAGATCGTTGATAGAGTGCAAATCCTTAGACATGGATTGGTGAAGATTCCTAATCATCCGATAAGAATCTCCCACCAACACAGGTCTAGTTTGGCAGAACTCAAGCCTCTCAAGCTCATAAACAGAAGGTTCCACTTTCATTGTGAATCCC